GTAAAATAATGTGGTCTACCTGATAATGATGTTTGACCATTTTTAAAGAATAAGTCTGGTGACTGATATTCTAAAATAACAGGTGGGTTACCTTGTAAGTGTATTTCCCTTACTTCTAATATATCTGTTGGTAAAGATACTGTGCCATCACCTGAAGTAATTGCAGCAGTTGCTACCTTTAACATCTTTTCTGTTCTTAGGTCACGACTCATTCTAGTTTGTGCTAGTTGAATAAAGTCAGGTATTTGTGACGATAAGTCTGTTCGTGCAAGGTAGTTCTCTACCACAGTCACAAAACTGGTATAGTTGGTAAATGCCATGTAATATCCTTAAAGTTTTTTCAGAAAGACAATGCACCCATTACCTATGGATACTTGCTTTAGAATAGTGAAACGCTTAATTAATTTCTCACTCCACCATGATAATGGTTGTTGAATTAAGTGAGCATTACGACCATCTGGTAAAATTTTCTGTGCTGGACCTGTATGTATTGTAAATAGTCCATATTTATCTACGACTCTTTGTAAGTCAATCTAGTACATTATCTAGTAATTCAGGTTCTATATGTTCAAGAACGTCTATACAGGTGACAAACTCACAAGGTTCTGGTGTTTGACTCCATAATTCGTTACTTGGTTCATAAGGTGTGTAATTTACTACACATTTTATTGCATCTTTTAGCCTACATTTACCTGCACCGTAGTCTAATAGGTTAGTAATGTTATGGTTCTTGATAATTTCATCTACAATAGGTGCATAAGCGACACTTGCTACACCATATTCAGGGTTTTCATGCAGTTTTGCCTGCATTTCCCTATATTCGTTAGATATTAAGTTGCTCAATGACTTCTTTCCACGTTCTATCGTCTTGGTAAATTAGTCTCATGTGGCGATACCATGGCATACTTGGTTGTGCATAACGCCATTGGTGATATTTAGGTACTAAGCACCATGTTTTAACGCCCATAGCAGCACTACAATGTAATGCAGTAGTGTTTACCCCTAAATTCATATCACAAGCAGCTATAATAGATGCTGTTACATCATAGTCTTTTGCGTCTGTCGCAAATTCAAAGTACTTAATACCGTCAATTTTGCGTTCTACGCTATAATCTAGGCTTACTAACTGTATATCTTTGCGTTTTAGTAGTGGTTGTAAGTCTTCTTCTGTAAGCTCACGACCTTTAGCATTAGTTCTAAATGTACCACCTTTAGTTGTGATACCAATAACTGTCTTACCCCATGTCTTAAACATGGACTTCCACATATTTACTTGTTCTGTATCAGGTACTAGAAAAGGAGTTCCAGGAAAGTTCTTGCTTGTTGTTCTGAAAAACTGAGGTAAACCGCCAATTCCACACCTTGCGTCAAAGCTAAGACCATCTAACCACCTTACATTATCTTGTTTACGAGTACCATGTACTTCTGCTTTAGAAAAGCTACGTTTAAATAAAGTTTCTAGTCTTTCGTCACAGTCTATGTAGACTTTCTTACTAATGTCTATAGCGTCAGGAATACATGAAGCATAAAATATCTCATCACCTAAACCTTGTTCACCATAAATAACTATAGTCTTGTCTTTAGAACCGTCCCATCTTGGTTCATCACCATAGACTAATTCTTTACGGAACTTGCCACCTAGTGACTTATCCCATTCTTTCCAACCTTCTACCCATTGTCCTTTAGCTAAGTAACTATGAGCTAGGTTTAATTGTGCATGTAATTCTTTAGGGTCACATTCCAAAGCCATCTTTGCAGACTTTTCTGCATCTTCCCAACGTGACATTTGCACAAGTGAAGCACTAGCATTAGAGTATGCCATAGCATAGCTAGGGTCTAATTCTGCTGACTTTAGAAAGTATTTAATAGCATCATCAAACATATCCATTTCGTGACATGCACGACCTAGAGAAGTCCATAATGCTTTATTGCCTGGTTGTTCTTGTAATGCTCTACGGAAGTATTGGTAAGCAAATGCAGGTTTATCACCCATAAGCCAAATGTAACCAGCGAAGTTTAATGTAGCTGCATCATTAGGATACATCATTAATACTTCGTTTATAAGTGGCATAGCTAAGTCATACTGTTCCTTAGTGATAAGGTCATGTATAGCTAACTGTACTTTTTTTAATTCGTCTTTATCCAATTATTTGTCTTTTTTATCTATCTCTTTTAACACTCTATCTGAAGCAATGTTACCTATAAATGTACCTGATACAGATGCTGCAAAGTTTGCACATCCTGTCATCATACACACTATACACACTAGAATATATTTAGCCACGTTTAGTAGTTAATTTAAGATATGGATAGTTTTCGTTTATTTCTTTTATCAATTCTTTTGTTTGGTTAGGGTTATATATATCTATCCCTTTTTGTTTTAGCTGCATTTCCACTACAGGTGGAATACTAGCAAAGTGCGCCCATTCTTGTTTAACGCCTTTATCCCAAACTTCTGGGTTATTTCTTGCATCTTTAATTTTGTCTAACATGCCACTAATATCTTGTGTGCTAGTTAGGTAGTATGTATCTTTAGCTGGGTCATAGTCAAAGTACTGACTTACACCTGTTACGCTATTGTGGTCAAATAATATTGGCATATAAGAAATAACAGAGGGTGAATTAACACCCTCCATTATATCACGAACTAATTACTAAGCACCTGTGTTTTGTACTTTAGCATGTGCATCTGGGTTTTGAACCACTAATGCGTATTCTGCTGTGAGTAACCATTTTGTGCTGTCACCAGTTTTAGCTAATTCTTCTTTAGACATAGGTCTGAGAGAAGCTAAGCCAACATAGCCTGGGTCTACGCATAAAACAGCTTGGTCACGCATGAAGCGGTCAAGTTTCACAGTATGGTTACCGAAGTCAGAAACGTAAACGTCTGCTGCGCCAGTAATTGTAGCTTGTGTTGTACCTTGAACGTTGTTGAACTTAGTAGCAATACCAGCAAAGCCTGAGAAACGAGCTTTGTTTGTAGCTGACATAAGGATAAGTGATGGTTCACCACCGTCTACCCATGCCAATTGTAATGCTGATTTTAAGTCTGCTTCAATGAATGTTACTGAAGTACCGTCTGTTGGTGCTGCAACTGTACCACCTGAGAAACCAGGAGTTGTACCAGATGTAGAACCTGTAGCTAATACACGATTAACAATCCAAGACTCAATACCTGCTGATGAACGAGCTGTTGCTGCGCCACCTGCTGAAGATGCTTGGTTACGAACAATTGCATACTCCATGTCACGCTTAAGTTCTTTACCAGCTTTCATAAGTTGGTAAGCAACTTCAGACTTACGACCATATTTTTTAACTACGTCATAAGTGTTAGAAATTTGAACTGTTTTGCTTGAGATTTGAGTATAGTTACCTAATACTGTTGTAGCAGGTAATGTTGCGAATGAAGCGTCATCACCTTCAACTTTAGTGTTCGTACCTGCTGCTGCAAGTGCGTCTGTTTGCCATTGATGGTATGTTTGACCTGCTGTCATACGTTTTGCTAATGAAAGCAATGGTGTGTCTTCTGGAGAAATATCAAAAATAATATCTTCAAATGACTCTGCTATACCTTTACCGGTATAACTATTGGTTGCTGATGCTGCCATGATTATCTTTTCCTTTGTAAATTAAAGCACGTTTTCTATGAGTTTTGCAGCCATATCTGACTTACCTGTTTTACGTAATTGGTCACGTAATTGACGGTGAGCAGAATTGGCTTCCGCTTTGGTATCTTTAGCTCCAGGTTTCACGACTGGTTTTGCGCTTGATACCTTTTTCTTTACAATTGAGTCCTTTTGTTGAAGTTTGCGCCATTGCATAGCGTCATGCAATACCTTCACGTGACGAGGGTCAACAATTGAGTTAAGTTCTGCATCAGAAAAACCATATTCCTTGCCAGTAGATAACAATGCTTGGTTAGTCTCAGGACTCCAATTTGGTATCTCTTTTGCTAGAACTTCTTTTCCTTTTGCTATCTTCTCTGCCATCAATTGCGTTTGCTTCTGAACGACTTGTTGCTTTTTGGCTTCAAACTGTGAAACTAAATTACTACGTTCTTGCTGTAGTTGGTTATATGTAAAGAAAAGTTTTTGCGCTTCTACAAAATCACTATCAGATAACTGCTGCCAATTCACGTTAGCATATTGGTTCAGTTGTTGGTCTAGTGCTGTAATTTTAGCTACATCTTCAATTAAGACGTTATTAAGTTGCATCTGTTCTTGAAAGGCTTGCTCTTGAGCTTTAATTTGCTCAGCATAGGCTTCTAGCTCTTTACGTTGTTCTGCGACTTGTTGTGTCTTTTGTGTGTAGTCTAAGCCTTGTTGTGCTAATGCTACAACCTCTTCTAAAGGTTTTTCTACTTCCTCACCATTGACCTTTAGCTTTAAGATAGCTGGAACTTCATCTTCTTCAGACTGTTCTTCTTCTTCAGCTTGGTCATCAGGGTTATCGTCTGTAGGTTCAGCGTCTGTTTCTTCAGATGTTTCGTCTGTAGGTACTTCAGCTTCTTCTTGTGGTTCTTCTACTGGTTGCTCAGGAACATCTAGTTCTTTTACATCAGTTTGAATACTATCACCTAGCATAGCCTCTAATCGGCTTTGTGGTGACTGTTCTGCGACTTGGTCACTCATAATATTTTCCTTGTAATTAGACAATAAAAAAGCCTACCGAAGTAGACTTTAAGTGGGCTTGTCCTTACCC